CGATATATAAATAGTAATGCAAAAGGTCGTGGAAATATTAAAGAAATTTTAGTCAAAAACTATTAGAGGAAATTGTGTCAATGGAATTCAATGTCGATGACCACGAATTTAGTTCACATTTATTTGCTGAATCAGATGAAGTTACAGCCATGATTATGCCAGTTTGGCCAAGTTTAGATCACAGATGGGTACAGAAGAAATATGAATCGCAGTTTGAAGAACAAGGCTATATAGATGCCCTTGACTATTATAATTCACAAATAGATTTCTGGCAAATTATGATTAGTGATTTTGAAGAAGGATTTAAAAAGGAGGCAGCAAAAGCTAAAGAAACATTTTTGTCACAAACACTAAATTAAATAGGAACTAAATAGGAATTAAATAATGAGCAAATTTTATACTAATGCTGCAATAATTAGAAATAACATTCTTTTTCGAGGAATAGACGAAAATGGAATGCGAGTAAAGGAAAGAATTCCTTACAAACCTCATTTATTCATCCACACAAAGCAACACAGCAAATTTAAGACTCTAGATGGTCGGTTTGCTGAAAAGATGCAAATGGGAAGTATACAGGACGCTAAAGATTTTTTCAATCAATACAAAGATGTCCCCAACTTCCAAGTTTTAGGAAACGAAAATTATCTTTATCAATTTCTAGGAGATTACTACCCGGACCAAATTGATTGGGACATTTCTAAAATACACATTTGCACTCTTGATATCGAAGTTGCATCCGAACATGGATTCCCCGAACCCGATCAAGCCGGCGAAGAAGTTTTAATAATTACAATTCGTGACTCTAATGGTTATATTGTTTTCGGATTTGGCGATTTCACAAATACTCATACAGATGTAAAATATATTAAATGTGATGACGAGCGTGATCTTCTTATCACATTCATGGATTTCTGGCAAAAATATTATCCAGATATTATCACAGGCTGGAATACATCATTTTTCGATATTCCATATCTCGTAAATAGAATTCGTATAATTCTAGGCGACAACACAGCAAAAAAGTTTTCACCTTGGGGGTTAGTCCATGAGAGGACTGTTGAACAATATGGAAAAAAGAATTCACTTTACAATGTTATTGGTATCACCAATCTTGATTACCTTGATCTTTATCGAAAATTTACTTATACTAACCAAGAAAAATACACCCTGGCACACATTGCATTTGTGGAGAAGATTGGTGAAAAAATAGATTATTCAGAATATGATAATCTTCATACACTCTACAAAAGGGATTTTCAGAAATATGTTGAATATAATATTCGTGATGTTGAACTAGTTCATAAACTCGAAACTAAAATGAAGTTGATTGAACTGGCAATCACAATGGCCTTTGATGCGAAAGTTAATTTTGGAGATGTGTTTTCACAAGTTCGTATGTGGGATACATTAATATATAACCATCTTCGTGAAAGAAGATTGGTCATGCCACCTAAGAAACATAATGTGAAAGAAACTGCCTATGCTGGAGCCTACGTCAAAGAACCTGTAATTGGATTTCATAAATGGGTTGTGTCTTTCGATCTGAATAGTCTATATCCGCATCTTATAATGCAGTACAATATTTCACCCGAAACTCTGGTAATGAATCCGCTACTTAATACTAGTCCATCAATTGATGTTAATGTAGACA